GTTTCTTTTTATTTATGTTATACCATAAACCTTTGTTAGCTGTTGCTCCAGATTTGGTAACGTGTGTACCTGCTGCAGCTTTAATTCTTTTGCCTGCTTTAGCTTTAACACGTTTTTTCATAGCACCGCCAAGATTTTTCTTAACTCTTTTTTTCATGCCAACCATTACTTACCTACCTTACCACCACGTTTCATGCGTTTCTTCATCATGCCGCCACCCATAGCTTTAGCACGTTTTTTCATAGCACCGCCGCCCATAGCTTTAACTCTTTTTTTCATAGAACCGCCGCCCATAGCTTTAACTCTACTACTTTTACCTTTTGTAGCGCCTGCAATTCTATCTGCTTGTGTTGGTTTTGAATTGTTATCAACACCAGCATTAACACTTAACATGCCAAAAGGTGTTGTACCTTTTTTAAGTTTAGATCTTTTTTTCATAGACCCTCCACCCATAGCTTTAACACGTTTTTTCATGCCACCGCCCATGTTTTTTTTAACTCTTTTTTTCATGCCTACCATGTCTGTATCTCCTATAAGATTTTCTTTTGTTAACTGTACCATCGTAATAATCTTGGGGCCACTTATCGTAGTATCCCTTTTTGCGCATCATATCACTGGCTCGTTCTAACTTATCATAGTTTTGAATTAATACCATTAAAAAATCATTATCTGGTTCCCAACCATCTGTCTCTAAAAATTCTACTGGTTCGTCTTCTTCGTCGTCGTAAGGATGAGATGCCATCAGGTAAATGTCTTGTGGTACAAATACAACATTATAACCTTCTATAAGTATATTTAGCTCTTCGACAGTTATTTCTATATCAGTACAGGCTACAATAACTATGTCTGTTTTAGGATCTTTAATTAATTCTGTACCTTCAACAATCTTGTCTATCAGATTATAGTTTTTGGTAACTTCTATTATTTTTAAAGCGTTGTCTTGCCGGGCTTTAGCTGCATAAGGGCATACCGGTACATTACCTAGGTGTTCATTAGGTTTTTCTATAAAGTTTTTAGACCAGTCTAGAATATCTTCAGTTATTGTTTTCATTTATGTTTTTCTTAAGATAATCAAGAAACCAAGGGTTGTCCCTAAATACACCCATAAGATAATTACTTATTTGATTTACTACTAATTCTTCAGCGTTATCCTCTTTTAAAGGACCTTCTGCCTGGTTAAGTCCAGCACCATAAACACATGCATGCATAACCTCATGTAACAAAGTGTTGCTTTCTTCTTGTCCACACAAACTTTTCTGCATTTGTATAACACCTTCTCTAGACTTATACTGGCCAAAACAATCTGTAAGCTCATCTAATTTAAAATCTGGTGATATCCATTCTATTTCTATATCTCTATACCCTACTTTAACTAAAGTAGGTTTACCTTTGTCTGGTGTTAATACAGTTGGTTTCTTCTTTTTATTATTCATAGTTTTACGTGCTCCCTATAGGGGAATTTTAGACCCCCCTGTGTTAAAAAAAATTGATAAAAAAAGTCTATCGCGCCACGTGTGCAAAAACTGCCATTTTTTGTATCAATCTACCGCGTCTACCACGGTGAAATAGTGTCGTGGTAGACAGTTTGTTTAATAAAATCATATGTTTAACCCAATTACCACCATTACCGCGTGTTTGAAACGTTCGTACAAAATGAACATCGTAGGGTCAAAATCTCCACTATAGTGGTAGCGTTAAAGTGTTGCATAAATGTCACACTTCTTCTCCATATCTGCTTTCACAGAATAGTTCAAAACTTTTTAAATTGTCACCATAATCAATTATATGCTGACCTATCAACAAAATCTTGTTTTCGTGAATAAATTGATGACAAGTCCAATCATCCTGAAAACTTTTAATCTGGTATTCTCTTTGTACTGTGGTTTCAGTGTTATGAAACATTAACATTATTGTAATAACCCAATACATATTAAACCTTATTTTTGTGAAACTTGTCTAGACGGCGCAGGAACTCATGTTTTGCTTGCCTGTACTCCTCACCCTCTATCTTGAATTCTTGATAGTAAAGATCTTTTGAGCACATCAAAATCACCCCCTGTTCAATAGCTGTATCATATACTGCATCATGAGCCATACCATACGCCGCCATTTGCAGAAAATAATCCCCGATCCATTCTCTTTGTTTCGGTTTATTAGTCTGCTTGAAGTCAATGATAGTAATTTTTCCATCCAGTTGTCCAACTAAATCGACACTACCGGCATATAAACCTGGATAATAAAGCGTAGCCTCATTTCCATATATCTCTGTAAGTCTGTTATCGATCCCTTTGTCCACGATCTTTTCTGCCATATGCTTAGCAACGTTACCTACATCCGTCATATCTAAGTACCCTTGACCTAAACAATAGTTCTCCAGGTATAAATGCATAGAAGTACCACGTGCTGCTGCTTCTGCGGTGATTTTAGCAGCTTCTGCTGCGCCTACTTTATCTCGCCATCTTTGCAAAGAATCTCGTTTACTCTGCTCCTGACTCCCACTAAGAACCGTCGTAACCGAGGGCAACCGCTCTGTAGAGCCATCGATATTGTAATGTCTAAGGCCTTCGATACTAGCTCTGGTACTAGAGGGATAATCATACTTTCTAATTAACTTCACACAATTCTTTCGTTTTTAAAATAAACAATACCTTCTAAATAATCTAGTTCATGTGGATTGCGATGTAGTTCTTCTGGCGTTATCGCACCCATACGACACCAGTTTTTGTGTCCAAATTTTTCCTTACAGATCCGATCTACCGTACTAACCGGTAAATCAATTAATTCATCGACCCCGTCTTTACCTTCTTGGGTTAACTGATATTTAGCTTCCTCTTCCGGAATCCAAATAATTTCTAATTCTTCTGTATCAGGCATACTATTCCTTCATTTGTGATGCATACGGATCAGTTGACAGCATGCGTTGTTTCTTATCTATTGGTACACCCATAATAATATCTTCTACATTTTTCGTAAAGTAATTTACCATTTGGCCAATAATATTGTCTTGTGATAACGTGTCAGCTAGTTCTTTTAAGTCTTCACCGTGTTGTAAACACCTAGAGATTAGTTTACCGGATGCTCTTAGCTCTCGATCCAGGTAAGAATCGGTAGGTTTAATCTTTACCCAAAATGCCAACGGCGTCACGCCATTAGTATCTGCGGTGTAATTTACAATACCAACTACCTTGCGGTCATCTATCGGTAGAGTAAAAGTTGTACTCATCATCCGGTCTGGAATCTTTGCTCTCACTATCGTATCTTCCTTATTTAAAATCATTGCCGTGTTCCTCGATAAATTGGTACAGTTTAATATTAGTATCTTTCACCTGTTCAATTTCGTGCCACATCGTATCTATAGTATTATCTAGTTTAGCAATATATCTAAAATTTACAACCAAAAGTGATAGGCAAAAAAACCACACAATCATTAGTAAACTGGTATTAATGTACTTGGCCAGCGGCGGTGAGTATTCTTTCACTTACATCCTCCCAATATTTTTTCATTAGTACTTCGTAATTACGTTTCCACAAAGTGCGCATTCTTGGACACTGTGCTTTAGTAAACATATCACGACAATTATTAATTCGTTTAACTGTTCTACTTGTTGTTACCATCCGTATTCATCCTCCGGGTTTAAGGGCATCACTTACCTACCTCAGGTAAGGTTTCCCCTGACCATTTAATTTTTGATTCTCTACCACCTTCTACGTTCTTTCTAGTGTGTTCTGTTGGCAACATTACATAACCATTATGGGTAGTAATACGTTGGCCCATGTGCGTGATTATTTCTTCACACATAGGACAATCCATCTCTGTAGCCTTATCACCAACAGTAGCTATAACTGGTGGAATTTTGATAAAACCGTTGCCATCACAACGTGGGCATATTGTTTCAATTAGCTTTGGCACGTTTTCCGTTCTTCTTTTTAGTTTCTTTATTCAACATGAATTCAATAACTTTTTGGATGCTTACTGGCACCTCAAAACGTTTTTTAGCTAATGATTCCAATTGGTTATGAGTATCTACGGATACTGATACTGATTTGAATTTACTTATATCTGGCATTATTTATTCCTTCTTTTTGTGTTATACTATGGGATAATATAGTCATTTTATTTCATTTGACAAGAGTTTATTATAATTTATTATAAACTATCTTCTCACCTTCATATGCCACATTTAACTTTCTGTTGAGTGTGGCATTCTAATGAATATCTCCCCAGTTAGTACCCTCTTCAAAGTCTACTTTGTTTGGTACTCTTAACTCAACTGCAGCTTCCATAATCTTTATTATCTTTTCTGCTTGTTCTGGTGACTCTACTGATATGTCTAGTTCATCATGTACTTGTATATGTGGTATGACACCTTCTTGATATAAAGCTAACATAGATTGTTTAGTCATGTCTGCGGCTGAACCTTGTATTAATTTATTTAATGCCTTGTAAGTAAATGCACGTTTAATACCCGGGCCATGCTCCCTCAACGCATCTGCATGCGGCAATGGTTTCTTAATTCCAAAACCATGTGGCTCCCACAAATCAAAGTGACACAACCGGCCACCTATCGTTCTGATCTTACCGCTATCATCAGCGCGGCGCGAGACTTGCTCAGATAACATTTTAACAAACGGTGCTTTCTGATGGTAGGTACGAATCAAATCTTCTGCAGCTTCTTTCATTAAACCTAGTTCTGCCATAAGTTTATTTTTACCCATGCCATACATCAACCCTAAATTAATAGTCTTGGCTTGTTTACGTTCGATGCCGGCCATGTCAGCAATCATCTGATGGAAGTCAGCTTCGCCAGCATTGTACTGATCGACAATAGTTTGTGAACCTTCTAACTTTAACAGTGATGCAAAGTGCACCACAATTCTTGGCTCTTGTTGCGAGTAATCAAAACAACCCCAGGTATGATTCTTTTCCGGTATAAACAATGCTCTAATCTTTGGTCCAAGATCTTTATTGCGTGCTGGGATTTGCTGTAGGTTGGGGTTACTATAACTAAAGCGACCGGTTACAGTCCCCCCATCGTCCGACCGGATCTGGTTGATATCAGCATGGATACGACCGTTGTGTTCATGCTTAATAATAGTGTCAATAAAAGTTGTATGCGCTTTATTAATCTCACGTGCATTAGCAATTGCTTTTGGTAGCTCGTGTGGATGCGTTGATAAAAAGTTTTTAGTAAAGCTTGGTGCACCCTTTTCTGTTCTGTCATACGGTAGTTTAACTTCGTCAAAGGCCTTCGCTATGGACGCTGCGGCCCATATCTCGACGTCAAAGCCAATCAACTTACGTATTCCCCGATAGATATTTTTTTCTTCTTTGATCAATTCTTGTTTAAGTAAGTTGGCTTTCTCAGCGTCGACTCGAACGCCTTTGAACTTCATATCTATTAAACAAGGGAATAGGTTTGTCTCGAGATTAAATACGTCCCACAAATCTTGACTACTAATCTCACGTTGTAGTGCATGCCACAACTTTAAAGTTAATACTGCGTCTTGTTCAGCATACTCACCAACCAATGGTGCTGGCAGGCGCCACATGTCAGCTTTAGGATCTATACCCCATGACTTAGCTGCATCATTTAAAATCTTTTCGTTTTTACCGACACCTACATATTGTTTACCGAGTGCGTTAAGAGCATAACCCCATCGGTTTTCATCAATCAAAGATGCGGCAATTAAAGTATCAATAACACCACCACGAATATAAAAACCCATAGATCTAATCCAGGACACATCATACATCGCATTGTGAAATATTTTAGTAGCATCAGTATGTAACACTTCTTCGAACCAATCTAACACTAATGCTCGGTCCATGTTGCCTCCGCCTTCGTGCGCTATTGGAAAATACCCGGACCAACCTTCCACCGCTACCGCTATACCTACCACTTCACCGTTGCCATTGACTGACCCCGAGCCACTACTCTTTAAACCTGGATCTCTAGTCTCTAAATCTATGGCTATTTCTTTGTGATCCTTTAAGTCTGGTAAATGCGTCGGTGGAATCCATTCGGTTTCCGGACTAAACATTGGCATTTGTAATGGTTTCATTTGTATTCCTCTTTTAATTTATTCAAGAACCAAATTGCTTTATCTAAGTCCTCAATGGGTTTGCCTTTATGTTCGTGCCGCCAAATATATTTAACCGCACTGCCTTGTAAATAATATTTAAAACCGTCACCTTGCATAGAAGCAATAGCATCGATACATTGCACGCCACCTTTATTATAATGTGCCGGATAGTTTACCGGATCAAATTTATTCTTCATTATAATTTCCTCCTTTTTCTAAATTATCTTTTGCCCATAAAGGCTGTAAATTACTGTAATGAAAACAAATTTTTTGTTGTTCTAGATCTGAAAGATCAAAAGCACAACAAGGTTTCTTGTGATCAATATGCCATCCAAACCTACCGTGATTTTCTCTAGTCATTCCTGGTTCAAACTTACTTTCTAAATGCAACCAAAGTTCTTCAATAGTGCACCCTATGATTTCCATAGTTGGTGCAGCTTTAGAATTGCCTTTTAATGCAAGTCTAAGACGACGTCTAACACCCATACTCATTTTAAAATCAGGATCATTTTTGTATCTTTCTTGTTGGTAAACTTTCTTTGTCGCAGCTATTTTTTCTTTATTTTCTTGGCGGTAAATTTTCCCTCGTGCAGCTACTTTTTCCTTATTTTTTTGGTTCCAAATTTTACTTGTCGCAGCTACTTTTTCCTTATTTTCTTGACGGTAAACTTTCTCTCGTGCAGCTATTTTTTCCCTATTTTCTTGTTGGTAAACTTTATTGTAGGCAGCTTTTTGTTCTTTATTTTCTTGGTAATAAACTTTCGCTTTTGCAACTAGACTTTCTTTATTTTCTTGGCGCCAAATTTTATTTGTCGCAGCTATTTTTTCTTTATTTTCTTGGTACCAAATTTTACTTGTCGCAGCTTTCCGTTCTCTATTTTTTTGGTACCAAATTTTATCGTAGGCAGCTCTCTTTTCTTTTTGTTCTTTAGTGCGAGTCATTATTTCTCTCTTCATGCATTTTAATTATTAAATAACAGTCCTTTATTTTTACTGCATTTTTTCTATCGTTAAAACCCCAACCACAAAACACAATGTTGCTTTTAGTGTAACCTATCTCAGGGTCTAAACAATCTACTGACAATTGGTTTTTAGGAACTTTATGTCTAACACCATCTTTACGTGGTTTCTTTCTTTGCATAAGAAGCGGTTCACCAGTATAACCGCAAGTTATACCTTGCTTGGCTTTGTGTTGTGTCCACAACTCTAGAAATTCTTCCTGGCTTAGTAATTCAATTTTTTTATCTGCATTGATTGGTCTGTCTTGTTTTCTTTTACAACTCCTACATACATCGTGGTATTTAGAAAGCATAAAACCCTTTTCGGTGTTTAAATAAATTAAATTTTTATCTCGTCTTACAGAGTAAGTTCTTTTTCTTTTTCTTTTTCTTTGGTTATCTAACCAACATTCTCTTTTTTCTTTTGACCAAGTATGGTAATAAATGCTATCTGTTCGTATATTTAATTTTCTTGCAATATCACACACTCTCATACCGGCATCATATAGTTTTTTAATTTCTTTACTTTCCTCTTTTGTTATATTTTTTTGTTTTGTTCTATATTTCATAACAAATAAGCCCTCTCATAATTTTTTGGTTCTAGTATATATAGTGCTTTCTTGGCACGCGTAACTGCTACATAAAACAACCGGTGCAATTCATCTGCATCACGATCACTGTAATCAAGAGCAGATTTAGTAATGTCAGGAAATAATAAAACATTGTCAGCTTCGCCTCCTTTGGCGCCATGGATAGTTGATAAAATAATTCTTGGTTCTCTAAAAATATTTTCTTTTTGTGCCAGCATATTCCTGATGTACATTTCCATACGAGTATTTAAACCAGCAAACGAATCATGCCACGGCTTGTCAGTTTGTAAACCATGATCCGATATGCATGTTTCCAGATTATATTTTAAATCTGCATTTAAAGTTTTTGCAGTGCGATAACCTCTAGTAACGTTGTCACCTAGATAATAATAAATATTTTTTAATTGTATAGTAGCTAACGATTCACCTTTACGTAATTGTTCCCAACCATGTATCGCTGCTAGTAAATTTTTATTCACCGATGGTTTACCTTTGTAAGAAAAATACCAACCTTGTTGATAACACAACTCTGTTACTTGATCTAAGAAATGATGTGCTTGCGTTAATACTAACCATTGACCTTCACTCATATCTACTTGTGCAATGTCTGCATATCTATGTAGCTTACCTATCTCATCCCGTGGTTTATATTCTTTGTCATATCTGTTTTCTACTTGTGCAATAATCTTTTGTGATAGTTCATGTATTGGTCCACCTGGAATACGATACGATTGATCTAAAACTTTAACGGCGTCAACATCTTCCCGGAGGGCAATGAAATGATCAACGTCGGCACCGGCCCACTTGAAGATTGCTTGATCATCATCTCCAGCAATGTAAGTTTTGTCGGACTTGGACCACATACTTCTGACCATTCGCCATTGCAATGGAGATAGATCTTGTGCTTCGTCGATAAAGAGGACATCAAAACTTGG